ACAGAAGTAGTAGTAATCATCGTTTGTTTTTATATAGCCCATGAATTTAATAAAAGCTTTTTTACACAATTCAGGATTTGCATGATCAGAACAAACCGTAGATGTATAGCTTTGCAACTCATTTGGTTCTAATGGAGCCAGTGTTTGAGTTGCACTTGATAAACAACTGAAACCATAAAATAATACAAATAGAACTAGTTTTTTCATTTTCTTCACCAAATTATAAAAAAAATAATCCTATTCTTTTACAGTTCATTTGTCACTGAGTTGCAGCTGTAAGAGCCGCCTCAAGCCCGGCAAACGGGTCCTTCGGCGCTGTCTGTTCACCATCTCCCCACCGCAGGATCGCATCGTCCAGCGGTACTTTTGCCCCCTGCGAGCCGTAGATAGCAGAGACGAGCTGGGCGGCCTGAATGTCGCCACGGATATCGCCAACCGGACTTTGCCTGTCGTACTCAATCCACATCAGAAGCTCGCTTGCTGTCATGGTCTGGCGAAGCTCTGAGAGCGTGCGCCCCATGCGGAGCGCAAGCGACATCAGAAACTTTACGCCGGGGGTTGCGACTTTTCCCGCGCCTCGTCCGCGCTGTTGATCAAGTCAAGCGCCTGTTTGAGCAGGCGTGAGTGAACGGGTCCGTAAATTTCACGTACCTGCTCTTCTTCATCGACGCTGAATACAGGTTGCTTGTTGGTATCGCAAAGGACATCAATGAACAGCACCACGTCAGCACATAGATTACGGTGTGCTTTTTCTGATACAGACACCTCGCCTTCTTCATCAGCGCCAGATTTTGCAATTTCCTGCCAGCGTAGCCACCCTTCGCCAGAAGGTTCCCGCAGAACAACCTTTACACCGCCCCATTCAGGGACCGTAATGATTTTATGACGAAAGCCTGACATTTTAGCCAGCGCAAGTTCTTTAAGACTCTTAGCCATTTTTTATCCCTGATAAAAGAAGATGAATTACGCTACCGTTACGACGCAGGTTGCTGAAGTAACTTTTCCAGCAGGTGTGGAGGTGTCGGTAACTTCACAAACGTAATCACCGGCATCACCTGAAGCAGTGTTTGCCTTGTTGAATGTTGCCGTCGTCTGTCCACTAACCACGCTGCCGCCCTTCTTCCAGACATAGGAATAAGGTGCTGTTCCCCCGGCAGCTACGACCGTCAGTGACAAGGCCGCACCAGAGGTAACGGATTTGGTGTCAGGCAGATCGGTTATCAGGCGCAGCGCGTTATCAATTTTCGTCGGCTTACCTTTCAGACGTAGCGAGAACGTTGCGGCCACTACGCTGTTTGTTCCGGAAGACCAGGTGTACTGACGGACTTCAGACAGGAACTGGAAGCCAATACCAGACGGGAAGACAATCCGAAAACCATATGTGGTGTCGTTATCGTAAGCATCACGCAGCGCATCCTGTGCCGGGTTAACATAAAAGTTACCGGACATAGAGATTTCTGACTGAGCGCCCAGGCCGTTGATGTTTTCCTGCTCGGTTGAGCACAGAGTTGTGACATCAATGTCCTGCTTCTGACCACCAGTAAACTGGACTTCTTTGATAGTACAGTGCAAATCCAGCCAGGTTGCGGCGCCAATCGTATCCAGTGTCGCTGGCGCAGAGGTGATCTGAATTTTCGTACCCTGCGATTTTTCATACAGTGAGGACATATTTGTCTCCTGAAAATAGAAAACCCGCCGTAGCGGGTCTGTGAGTTAATAGATGTGTCAGACAGTGACCTGAAATTCCAGCGTCGCCCGGTAATACCGGTTCTCTGGTTCATAACCAGGGGTTTTGCTTATATTGGTGGGATTGAGTGGCTTAACCGCCTGAAGCGCCATATCACGAAGATTCCGCACCTCTTTGAGAGTCAGTGAGTAAACATCTACCTGGACCGATATCCCTGACTCGGCCTGCCCACAAAGAACATCGGCGGTCACATCAGAAATAAGTGAAAAAATAACCCATGGCGGTGATATCGAGGGCTGGCCATCACTACCCAGCGGCGCAACGTAAGGATAAACTTGTCCACCGGCCAGAGGCTTCAGCAAAAGATAAAGGTCATCTTCCGTCATTTACTCAGCACCTCATCAATGGCCTGGTTCATGCGTTTCATAGCAACCTGCGTCGCCAGTTCTTCGCGGGTATCAAACGCAGGACGGACAAAAGGATGTGGGGGCATATTCACTGTGCCCATTTCGACAAATCGCCAGTAAAACGCGTTACGTCGATCGGAGGCTTTCATTGAATTATCGCTGTTACCCGTTCGCATGTTTCGACCACGAATATGAACACCGGATGAAATATCACCGCGTTTACGTGATCGCTGCGTCAGCACAACAACGTTTTTCTTCAGCTTGCCGGTTCGTTCAGGCGCTCTTACTATCACCTCGTCTTTCAGAACCTCAGCACCAGCGCGCGTGGCTTCACGCAAGACTTTGTTGTTTTCGGCTCTGCTCAGCAACTCCAGATCGCGGGAAATATCTTCAAGACCAGAAAAATCCAGACTGATATCAATCATTTTTCCGCTCCATTTTTACAGAGTATTTCCAGCCTGGTGGCTTTACTGTCGGGTATGGGGGGGCTGATGATATTCAGTACCGCGCCTTTAAATGGTCCTGTGAGCACCTTTAATCTTGACGCAGCAGTCACATCACGCCGGAAACGGGCCCACACCCGAATTGTTGCCTGTGCCGTTTCTGCTCCTGATTGCAACTGCTCACGACCACTGATACCCAGCACTTCCGCCCATATGGTCTTTCCCTCCTGCCACTCTTCAACCGGCTGGCCTGTCGTATCGCGAAAAGAAGTAAAGTTCAGGATAGTAACGCGATGACGTAATCGACCTGCCTGCATAAACCCTCCTTTATGTTCCCGGGTACTTCCGGTGCGGCCCCAGGAGAGCCTGAACACCAAACGGCAATGTGCTTGTAATATTGCCAGTATTTACCGGCTCTCTGTTCTCGTACCAGTGGCTGACAAGAAGCATTAACGCCAGCTTGATATCGTCGCTGATGATGATGCCATCAGGGTCACTGTCCGGGATGCTCGTATCGTATAGAGCCCTGTTTACAATTTTCTCAGCATGGGACTTTGCTGCACTGAGATATATCGCCAGTGTCTGATCTTCAGAAACATCATCGCTGTCTATCCGGCATTGCTGCCGTAATTCGGCAATAGACGGTTTCATTTGGTCTTCCCACGTTTTGTTTTCGGTGGTTCTGGCTCTGGCTCTGGCTCTGGCTCTGGCTCTGCAGGAACATGAACACCGCCACTACCAAATTTGATAATGCCTAGTTCGGCAGCAATTTCCTCAGCGCGGACAGGTAGCTCACCGTCCGGATACACCCCTGCGGGAATGGATTCGACAATACAACCATCTGGGGACCACTTAAGTTCACGCAATAATTCAGGCATAAATCACCTCGAAAAATCGGGGCCGAAGCCCCAGAGAATTAAGCGCCAGTGCCGATCTGCAGCAGTTTAATGGCCTGAGAATCCACCAGCATTCCCCCGGTTCGTTTGGTGGTGTAGAAACCAACGAATGGTTTTTTGGTGTAGGGGTCACGAAGAATGCGGGTGCCGATGCGGTCAACAATGGTGTAACCACGCTTGAAATTGCCAAATGCAATTGCTTTAGCATCAGCCGCGATATCCGGCATCTGTTCGTTCTCTGCCACACCGTACCCGGCCAGAGAGGAGGGCTGACCCAGTTCCAGACCAGGACGCCACAGGTAGTTGCCTTCTGAATCTTTCAGGATTCGGATAGCAAACAGACTGTTGTTGTTCATCATGAACTTAGCGCCATTACGATGCACTTTACGCAACGTGTAGACCAGTTTGATGATCGCATCAGCCGTTACGCCTGCCGCAGCGCCAGAGAGAATGTGCTGGAGAGTACCAAATGCACGAGTCTTGTCCGGATCAAGCGTGGAAGCGTATGCCAGAAAACCTTTCGGCTTCTTCGTCCCGTTACCGCTGGTAAAGGCGATTTCTTCTTGCTCTGCAAACTCAATTGCCAGTTCGCTGTTGATCCAGTCTTCGACGTTGAAAAAGGCATCATCCAGCATGGTTTGAGTCGCCTGCGGGTTACCGTAAATTTCTCCCATGAACGGCTCAATCTGACCGAGTTTAGACGCATCGGTTTCCGGGCGGGCATCAGTTTCACCAACCCAGCCGGAAGCCGTACCGCCGAGATTAACCAGTTTTTTATAGTTAGCGCCCCCGACTGTGATGGTTGTCGCCTCCTGGCGCATCACCACTTCATCTTTCAGAAGATTAAGGATCGTGCGATCCAGCTCTTCCGGCACGGCATAGCCACCATCTTCATCCACACCGACCTGCAGAGCTTTGCGTTCAAGTTCGCGCAGCCCGTCATCTTTACCCTTGCGCATAAAGCCAATGAAAGCGGTTTTATGTTCGCTTGCGGCTTTGCTCTGAGGACCACCGGCTGGACGTTTAACCTGCTTCAGTTCCTCTTCCAGCGCAGATTTAAGCTCATCCAGTTCAGACAACTTGCCGTTTAAGGTTTCAACCTCACCTGCCAGCTTGCCCTTTTCATGTTCAACCGCTTCCAGGCGCTTATCGTTCTTTTCTTTAAACGCATCAAACTTCGCCTGCAGTTCCTGCGCGACCTGCTCTACGTCTTTAACTTCAACGGACATAATTAACTCCTGATTAAAATTTGATGTTTTTCAGTGCATCCAGTGCGGTACTCACTTCATCAACATCACGCTGTGAAAGTGAGCCATACCCCCCGGCCATGAATGCTTTAGCCTGGGTGCGTGAGAGCCCAACATCGCGCAGGACTCGTTCAATACTTTTTTGAGAAGGGATTTCTCCGCGGGAAAATGCGCTTTTGACATCACTTACACGCGCTTCATCGTTCGACGGAAACGTGACGAGACTGACTTCCCACAGGTCGATCTCTTTGAGAAGGAACACGCCCTTAACACGGTCATATTCCCAGTCTTTCAGCATGTAACCAATAGAAAGGCCGGTTAAGGAACCGGCCTTCATGTGGGCGTGCGCGCGTTTCGAAAGGGGGTCATCATCAATGAGTAACCTGCCTTTAACATAAAGGCCAACCTCATCCTCTTTCATCTCAGTGTAAATACCGATGGGTTCATCCATACGGTGCTGCCAGAGTAATGCAGGGAGAGCATTCTTTTCTTTCCATGCCTGAAGGGAGGCCGAAAAAGCGCCTGGCACAACAACATCATCGTAGCTGTCCTTTACGCCAAAAACAGAGCCATAGCCTTCAAACTCCCCGCTGTCGCTGACAGACTTTAGCTGTAGCGGAATATCCAGCCGCTGTTTAGTCATCGGCATTATGTTGTTCCTCGGTTGTTTTGTTCTTACTGCTGTCTGACGGCTTCGTCGTCATGTTCATTGGCGTAAGGTAAATATCTCCTCCTGCGCGTGGGTTAAGTTCTTCAAGCTCCCGGCAGTCATTTGGTGAGTAAATCCCCCAGTTAATGCCTGTTGAATACGCCTCAAATCGCGACTTCATATCCCCGCGCAGCAATGCGCCGGCATTGAATTTTGCGTAGTACACACCCTGCTTTGACTCCTTCACCAGCCCGATGTTGATTCGCTGCTCAATGCGGGTCATGTACGGAACGAGTGAATAATTGATAAACCCCATGCCGAGGTTTTCAATATTGTTAAACGTCGAGCGGTCAGTGTTCTGCACCATGTGCATCGGCACCCGGAACAGGCGGCATATTTCCTCCAGCTGGAATTTCCTGGTCTCAAGGAACTGACTGTCTTCCGCATTGAGCGCCATCGACTTCCAGTCCAGTCCCATTTCGAGAATCATTGGTCGGTGCGCGTTGCTCAGCCCGAGGTGACGATCCTCAAAATCCTTTTTCAGCCTTGCGTAAGCAGCGTCAGTGAGCGTTTGCTCAGTGCGGAGTACGCCGGAGGTAACCGCGCCATTTGAGAACAACCGCGCCCCATGCTCCTCTGTTGCCATTCCCAGAGATATTGCTTCTCTTGCATAGGCTATAGGGTTCAGCCCCACCAGCCCGTCAAAGGTAAGCGTTCTGACATGCCAGATATCATCCTGCCCAAGCACGTCTGTTGAGCCATCGGGGAATGTTACCTGGTAAACCGGTTGCCACTGGCTGTTAAGCTTTGGTTCAACACCCCCAGGGTCAATGGGAAGAAGCTCCACCACCTCGCCAAGCGCTTTAACTTTGTAGGCATAAAAATTACCGCGAAGACAAAGACAGACAATGACCAGTTCCCAGAACTCCTGAGGGGTCATGTAATCATTTGGCTTCATCGTCAGTAATTTATGCAGCCTTTCGGAAGTCGCTTTTTGTTTACTGTTTCCGGTTATCTTGTACAGGTTACAGGGCAGCATGCCCATCGACTCAGCAAGAACCCTGATACAACCGAAAACTGCTGTAAGCCGCATGGCTTTCTGGCTGCTTACCCTTTTCCCTGTATAGGTGTCGTAAGTCATTCCCACTGCTTCAGCGAGTTCTGCCGGAGTAGTGACAGGGGCGTCACTTTTTTTGAACATTCCGGGGAAAAACATCAGTCAGTCCCTCCTCGCAATGTTTTCCCGGCCAGCGAAAGCGTGCGGGAAACCAGCCATGACCAGATAAGGCAAAGCATACCCGCACTGATTAAGCCTCCTGGCGGATAAATCATCCATACACCAAACGAAAGCAAAATAGCGCCCATCACCCCAATCAACGGGGCGAGAATCATCAGGATCATAACTGCCTCTTTATAATGAACGGACGCCGTAACTTTCCAGATGGTCAGAGAGGCTGTCCTGTTGTTCGCCGCCGTTTACAAGCATGCGGCTCATTGCGGTAAACAAGGCGGCAGGCCCGTCTATTTTCGCTTCTGGCGTGGATTTGTTCGGAAAGATATTGTCGTTTTTGTCAGGTTTGACGGTGACGTTAGACATCATCCAGTTCATTACAGGATGATTGCTGTGATGAAAACGCCCGCCGTAAACCAGCGATTCAACCTCTTTCATTGACTCAGAAAAGTTTCTGACCGTCTGCGGAACCTCCACCAGCGGCACGCCCTCTTCTGCCAGAGCCAGGCTAAACTGCGTTGCGCTCCACGGGTCGAATCCGGTTTCCTTCAGGTTTTCGCCGCTAATCCACTCCAGAAAATCAGCCTTAATCTGCGCATGATCGATAACATCACCATCGGTCAGTTCCAGCTTCCCAAGCTCAGCCCATTTGCGATACATCTGCGCCATTTGAGCGGAACATTTTTCCAGCCGCCCTTCGGGTAACCAGAATTTAAAGTCTGCATGCGCATGACCGTTGTCTGCCCGCCAGAGTTTTACTGCTGCGCAAATATCAATCTTGTGGGCCAGATCCACGCCAGCCCACATCGGGTAGGTTTTCAGTTCATGACGGGGGGCTATGAACTCACATTTTTCCCACTTAATCATATCCATCCAGGCTGACTCAGCGGTCACCCAGATATTCATGTGTTTGGTGAAAAAGTTAACCCTGGCGGAAACCTGTTCTTTGGCCTTCTTCGCCAGGCGACGCAGATCGTCCCAGCGCTTGCAGATGCCGAGGCCCGGATTCGCCTTCTGCCAGACCGTTTCATCGAAAGGGTCGTCGCCTTCGTCCAGGGTGTAGATGATGGCAAAGAAGGTATCGTCCTTAACCGCTCCTTCCACATCGCTGTTGAAACCGCGCAGTACCTTGATGGCATAATCGCGCAGCTCATAGCAGATGCCTTCTTTATTAAAGCCGGCGGTGGTAATGCCGAACAGCAGCGACTGCAGGCGCGCACCGGTTGCTGTCTCCAGCACGTCCCAGACGTCACGGGTTTTATGGGCGTGCAGCTCGTCGACAATGCCGCAGTGGATGTTCAGGCCGTCCAGGTTGTTCGCGTCGCTGGAAAGGGGCTCGAACTTCGATGCGCTCTGCTCCTGGTAGATCGCCAGCTTGTTGAACTCAAACAGGCGGCCCAGTGTCGCTTTCGCTTTCTTCACCATGTTCTTGGCATCTTCAAACACGATACGCGCCTGGTCTCGGGTTGTGGCCGCCGAATAAACCTCAGCGCCGCCCCCCCGCCGCCCCCCCGCCATCCTGCACCAGCCATATACAGGCCGACACCAGATGAAAGTGTGGATTTGGCGTTCTTACGCGCCACCTCGTTGTAAGCGGTGCGGAACCGCCGCACCATCACCGGGCGGCCGCTGCCATCGTTGCGCAGCACCACGTCGCCAGTCTCCTCGTTCACCAGCGGGATCACAAACCCATAGATATTGATGAGAATGAAAATATGCCAGTCCATCAGGTCGATGGGCTGACCGGCCTGCGCCCCCTTAACGTGGGGTATAAATTTGTAAAAATTCAGGATGTGCTGCGCCCGGGGTTCGCTGAAGAAGATCCCACGCGCCTCGCCGTTTTTCAGATCGTCCAGAAAACGCTGGCATGCCAGCCGGACATACTCGCAGGCAATAACATCCCCCGCCACGACACGTTCAGCGTAGCGAATACCATCAGAAACTTTAGCCATTAATCCCTCGCGTTAAGAAATTCAGCCAGCGGATCGGTCTGCTCTGACGTGCTAGCGTTTACTTTTGATCGGCTGGATGGCGTCATGCCAAATTCCTGAAGCCAACCTCGGACTTCTTTTCTGGCTTCTCGGCTCTCACCAAAAAAGTCACTCGGTTTAACTCTGACATCACCCGTAGTAGTGGTGATCTCTTTTGTCGCGCCCTCGCGTTCCAGCGCTTCTTTAATAAGTCGATAGTCAACGTAGGCGTCGACCAACATTTCAAGAGCCTTTCCATCAAGCTCTGTGAGTACGCCGATCCCTGCTAATTGATCGCCCAATCGCTTAAACCAGTACTTACCTTGCTTGGTAAAATGCTTCGGCGTTGGGGGGACCCCTTTTGTCGGTTGCGGCTCATTTTTGTTGATCGGGCGTTTTGATGGGTTACCCCTCACCAAACGTAGATGGGTCGGGGTTTTCGGTGGTCCAGACATAATCGAAAACTCCTATTAATCATCGGCTGGGGGACCCCAAAAAAAGTTTTCTAACCTGCGGCGATGTGAAGAAAGGCTAGGCGGCGGTCCTTTGGGCGCCCGGTTACAGGGATTTGACCTCCCCCTCCCCTCCACATCCGTTGATGGTAATCATTATCATTTGAAGCGTTCACGCCCTGTTTTCGAGCGGTGGCAAGGCCAGCACAGGCTTTCAAGGTTCGAATCATCATCGGTACCCCCATGAGCCTTAGCCTTGATATGGTCAACGGTTGTGGCCGCGACAGCGCGTCCAGTATGCAGGCAGTTCTGACACAGATGGTTGTCACGCTTCAGGATACGGGCTCGTTTGATATCCCACTTACTACCGTAGCCACGCTCATGGCGACTCTTACCCTGCTGGTGCTGTTGCCAGCCCTCATTGCGATGCTGCTCACAGTAGCCTGAACGGTCAGTAGTCGTACCGGGACAACCTCTCTTGCGACATGCGCGAGGGATTAACGCTGGCATGGTTCAATCCTCACGGAACCGTAAAGCGTATGCCGCTTCACTTCACCGTTCTCTGTCGTCATATAACCACGCTCATCAGGAACGGCTGCGATTACTTCTCCCTTCTCATCATCAGCAGTGAAGACATGCTTAACCTCTACACCGTCGAGATAAACGGTGTATCGTTCCTGAGCGAGATTAATTTTTCTGCCGGGATCGTCATCTAATACAGTGAGACGCATATGACCTCCTGCTATTTAAATCCCAAGAAGGCGACGGAGTTTACCGTTACTTTTGAAATCTCTTTCTACCGCCACTAAAGCCTGCTGTACACCTTCGTTAGCAGCGTTCTTCATAGCATCTCGCAAGCGCTCAACCTCTTCATTGGCTGCCAGAGCATTCCGCAGAACCTCTTCAATGTTTGCATGAATACTTATTTCATTGGTGCTGATGGTTACCTTGTTCTGCACCGGTTCATCGCGCTGGATACCAAGGTTGATGTTGTAGATATTGGTCACCGGCTGAGGTGTTTCGATTGCCGCCGCGTGGATCGCACCATTGGCGATAGTGGCGTCGTTGATGAATGGCACTCCATTGCGAATAAGTTCGAAGGAGACGGTGTCACGAATGCGCTGATCCAGCTCGTCGATTGCCTTCTGTGCAGCGGAGGTATAAATATCAACGCCAAGCGTCACCGAAGCGCAATATTGCTGCTCACCAAAGCGCGTATTGACCAGGTGTTCTACGGCAAATTTCTGCCCTTCTGATGTCAGAAAGGTAAAGTGATTTTCTTTCTGGCATTCAGTTGCTGTATGCCTGGTTTCAGCAAAACCCAGCTCGCGTAATTCAGCGGCACCAGATTTAGACGGCAGGTCACCTGACAGCAACGCGCCACGGAAAAAGAGCGCATAAAGCACTTCATTAGCAGCGCCAGATAGCATAATAATTTTGTTACTCATGGTATTTTTCCTTTTACATGTGGATGTGTGATACGCATAAAAAAGCCTCGCAATTGCGAGGCCTGGGGTTATTTGTATCGCGACCCACTACCTGTGAATGACAAACAGAGATTTACATTTAGGGCAAAGTAACGCCTGTTGTTGGCGTACTTTCGTGGTCGAGTGTGTGGATTTATGTCCGCATATCGGGCACATGACAGTCGTATTGGCTGCAAGCCCAACACGCTGCATTGCATAATCGAAAAATGACATGGTGGTTAACCTTTCAATGAATGGGGCTTATTATACCATGCATAGTTCAATTATTAATCAATCATCATCGCATGCTTGATGCCATTTAGCTTTGTCGCAGGCACTCAGTGAATGCCTGCTGTAATGCTATTGCCGTTCCTGTTCGATCCGGCGTATTCCTGCCAGTTGGTTATTCGCTTTTTCAATAGCAGCCAGCAACGGCTTAATCCATAGAACAGCCTGGCAATATGTCAGGGTGCTGGCGGTAGTGGCGTTATCACTGGCTGCGTCAGCGCTCCCGGAATCGGTGTGCATTGCCCCGGTACGTAAACGGTTCGCGTAGTCGAGCAACCCACCAGCGACATCAGCAGGAACAGGCAGGTCACAAGTTTTTTCACGTCGAAGAATCTCCCGGTATTCGATGACAGTCTTTTCGGTACCTGCATCGATCAACGAATTAAGGTGGCTGGCATTCTCAGCCACCTGATTGAAGCGGTTGAAGTTGAAAGCCTGCACCGCGATAACCCGTCCCTGTAGCGCGTTATCATGCTCCAGAACTCGCTTATCGCTTTGCGCTGTGCTCAGGTCAGCCTGGCTGTTTGCCAGCAGAACACCGAGAATAGCGACAGCGCCAACGACAATAACCACCGCGATAATTACCAGCCACCAGCGCCATGACGTTTTCAGTGATGCCAGTAGAGCTTCAATCATGATTCTTTCACCGAACTGGTGCCATTCATCAACGGTAACATGCGGCTATCCCTCGGCTCGTTAACCGGCCAACGATAACCCGTCACGCGGGAACGTGAGAATGCACGAATATTGATAGCGTCGGACTGATTACCACCGAGGACCATCAGGTCACCATTCTGGTGCTGCCCGACCACAAATCCGACATGGCCGCCGCCGTCGCGACTGAATACCACCACACATCCATAGGCTGGCTCGCGAAGTTCGACGCCCCAGTTGAGATAGGATTTTGCAGACTCGAAACGGGTGGATTTGATTCCGACGCGCTCAAGCATCGACCCGACGTAAGCGGCACACCAGGGCGTTTCATCATCTTTAATTCCACCTCGTTTAATGTCCTTCCAGAACTGGAGGATTAACGGATTGTGTCGCGGGCCTTTAATTTCCATCTGCCCCATGTATTTACGGGCTTCCACCAGCCAGCGCGGTTCATTGCTGATTGTCATCGTTCACTCCTGCCCGTTTTTTAAGTGCGCTGATAGCGATTTCGCGCAGCTTGTCTACGCCAACGAATCCAATCACACCACCGACGAACGGTGATATCGATACAGGAAGGCCAACCACATCAAGCGCGCTGGTGATGCATAAAGAAAGGGCGCCACAAAGGACGCCCTCAAGCCATTTATTTTTTCGTGTTGCACCGTCATATATCAGACGACCATAGGCAATGAGTCCGGCCATTGACGCCCCCAGAATCTGGGGCCACGCATTTTTGAGTCCGGTCAAAGCCGCAGCCCAGAATTCAGGGTTCTTGTCATTCATTTTCATAGCCTCACCTCGCATAGTTAGCGGGTGCTGTGTGTGATGAAAGGGTCAGGCTTCACGGGCTGGATTTATCAACAAAGCACGTAGCGGATGATTCCCGTGAGCCTGAATACGAAAAAGGCCACGCAAATGCGCAGCCTATAACCAGAAATCAATATTGTCTTTACATCAATTTTTCTTAAGGTTAAATTCTTCTGACAAGTTGATGAAAGACAACTTGAATATTAGCTATTTGTTCTCTGTTATGCCCGCAACCCAATGCGGGCTTTTTTTCGCCCTGCTAAAAGTTCCACCGTTGTGAGCCTTTTTGCTATGCAATAATGGATGCGTGGTGCCGGGTGTCTCCCGGTGATCCTTTGGCTGACAACCCATGCCTCACGAACATTTCACAACGGGATATAGAAAAGGCCATGCATTTGCATAGCCCTGAAAGATGTTTATGCTTTATTAATTCGCTGGAATATCTGGCATGGCGCGATCCATAGAAGAGCTAATTAACGCCTTAATAGCGTTGCATACCTGATAAAATCCACCCAGCTGAGATGAGACAGAAAAACGGGAGACGTCGTCTCCTGAGCCTACTTCAGCATAAAATGATGAGTTCTCATACCAGAGTGAGATGCTTACGCCCTGCCTGTAGCCACCTGTTAGCGGAGAATCATCAAGAGTGGTTGCAATCACGAAATTCAAGTGGTAACGGCTGTCCATATTGAGTTGGGGGATTAAGACAGGAAAGAACTTCCCCTCCTCCTCCCAAATACCAATGTCCACATAAGGCCATCTTGTTCCGTCAGAACCAGTCCACTCACGAGATGTAAGATCAAGAGAACCTGAATACTCTCGTAGTAGTTCGCTCGCCTTCTCCTGAAGTTTATCCTGTAACTTCCATTGCGCCTCGACCAGTTTAGTGCGTTTTTCTTTCAGATCCTTAAATGTTAATTCCATGCCACTCTCCAGACAACTTTTGAAAGGAATCTGCATAGTAACTCACCCTGAAAGCACATGGTTATATTTCACTTACACTGAGTGCGAAAAGCAAAAACCCCGCCGAATGGCAGGGTTCATAATCAGTTTCATTTGGATGCACGTATCCATGATTAGAAGCATACACGACAACTTCGGACAAAATCAAGCCCTGCGTCACGAAAATGCTAAATATCACGCGTATCGTCACACAAACTGGTCATATCCTGAAAAGCTGAATCAGCTTTACCTTCTTCCTTGTGACAGATATCTACCAGCGATTCCATAAACGGTTTCCAGTTGCGGGTCCATGTTCTGACGTGCAGATCCGGGACACGCTTTAGAATCGCTTTATATGCCGCAGTAGACGGCACCGATGAAAAACCGTTTCCAGAGCAACGCTCACACGTTTTGAAAACCGGCGCACCACGTTCTTTTGTAGCAATGCGGTCAAGCACCTCACCTTTTCCACCACAACGGCAACGGGCGCTTATCGTTCCTTTCCCTTCACAAGCGTCACAGACAGCAGGCACAATCTCTGTAACTTCTGTCCACAACTCCCAGTCTGACGGACGAACTGCGCGCGAACGACTGGCCCAGTATGGCGCGTTACCCCACGGGTAAGATACTTTGCGCGTGGTTTGTGTGCGGGATGTTCTCCCGCTACCGTTGCAGGTGTGACACGTCACGCTGGTTGCCGCGGAACGGGAGTATTCAGCAAAGGCAAATTGCGCCAGCATCAGCATGCACCATCCCAACTCACCACCGGCTGCTTTGCGCACGTTCTTTGGTGCTGTCTCCATTGCGTGGCGTGCCAGCGCCTGAACCGCAAGTTGCTCATCGCTTTTGCTGATCCCGGTTTTACCAAAGAAAGCGGACAGACCAAAACGCGCGCGGCTGCTGGTCGTACCGATGGCTACCATAACATCGGTTCCGGTGAGGCGATCCGGAGAGGTGCCTTTCACGCTGTCGCTGATGTGCATCCCCTGAGGGCTGAAATGTTTGAGTGATGATTCCAACTTCATGATAATTTCCTCAGGCTTTTGCATACCGACGCGGTTGTGATTTTTGCTGCGAGGCTGATTTTGATTTCGCTTCTTCCTGGTCAATCGGCAGAAAATGCCCGTTGTAGAAACGGCGGTACACGGTTCCAAGAACGCCGTTACGCTGTTTGGTGATGTTAATTTCCGCGATCCCTTTCGCCGGCGATTCGGGGTTATACACTTCATCGCGATAGAGCATCATGATGATGTCAGCATCCGCCTCAATTTCGCCGGAGTTCTTCAGGTCAGAGTTCATGGGACGTTTATTCGGTCGGGATTCCACGCCTCTGGAAAGCTGGCTCAGGGCCAGAACGGGAGTGCGGTTTGTTTTGGCAAGTCGCTTTAATCCCTTCGACAGTTCACCCACCGCGAGGTCATAGCGTGCCGTGCTCTGGATCTTAATGAGTAACAGATAATCGATAACCACCAGCGCGGTTTCTGGATGAGAAATCTGATGACTGGTTGCCGTTTGCTCGATCTGCTCAAGCGTCAGATCTGTGGCATCGACCATCCAGATATTGCGCCCGGTAAGATGCCCGATACCTGTAGATAACCTTGCCCAGTCTTCATCTTCAAACTTCGCGGCTGCTTTGAGCCTGGACACTGACATACCACCAGCAGCAGATACCATTCGCTCGCCAATCTGGATGTTGGCCATCTCCATGCTGAAAAACAGTACGCCATGCCCCTGCTCTGATACCTTATCGATAATGTCCAGTGCCAGCTCGGTTTTCCCCATCGACGGACGAGCCGCGATGAAGACCAGATCTGTCGGTTCAATGCCGCCGGTTTTAGCGTCCAGTTCTTCAATGCCGGTCATCAGCGGTTTGGCCTCTTCCAGCCCCTGATTTCTTGCATCTACCCGGTCAATTACTGCAGGTAAGATTTCATCAATATGCACAGGTTGAACGGTATCAGGAGTGAGTGAAATTGAAGCCATGGCCTCCTGCGCGGCTTTCAACGCTTCGACTGCGTTTTCACCATTGGCAGCATTGCGAATGCCAGCCAACGCTGTCTCGATTACAGCCTCGGCGTCACGAACGGCAGCATTACGTTCCAGTGTGGAAACGTAATACGTCAGAGCTGATTTAGCCCATGCGATACGGCTTGACTCGAGTATCGTTGCGCTGTGTTCTGGCATGATCTCACACAGCAACAGCGGATCTATCACTCCGGTCCCCCGAGCCTGACGACAAATGCCGGAATATATTTCACGGTACTGACGGACAGAGAATGCGCTCGCCGGCATACGGGAAAGAATGCCCAGAACCTCAGGATCGGTATTGCGCAGAAAAATCGCGCCAATTACCGCACCTTCCAGATCATTATTTTTCCATACCGGAGTCATCATGCGGTTACCCCTGCAGCAATTGCGCGATAGCTTTCCCAGCCAAATGCCAGGCGGTTTCGTCCACCATCGGTAACCCTGTCCACGATGCGCTCACCAATGGACTCTTTCAGTTGCTCAAAGGTCAGGTTGCTGATCAGGATTGTCGGAAGTACGCTCTCGTAACGGGCATTAATAACCTCCTGCAGGATGGTCATTTCCGTCGGACTACCAAATTGCACGCCCACCTCGTCGATAATCAGCAGATCCAGTGATGCGAAACGCTCGATAACGTCTTCCTCGGTACTGTCAGCACCATGGCGCCACGTGTTTTTTACGGCACGGGTCAGGCGCATAACATCGGTGATTTGCACACTGGCCAGATACTCACGAACAATGCTCTTTGCCATCGATACCGCCAGATGGTTCTTTCCTGTCCCGCAGTTCCCGGTCATCACCAGCCCCGTTCCTGCGTTAAGACGCTCCGACCAGCTGTTGACGTAGCGCTGGCAGGCTGCAAGGTTTTTTGCGGCACCCTGATTAACCGCCTGATAATTACTAAACTCACAGCCCTCAAATCGGCGGGCGATCCCGACGTTGTCCAGCAGGTCAGATACCTGCAACGCACGCAGCCCGGAATCGACTGCTGCCAGCTCATCGCGCACGCACCCCGGGCACAGGGAATGTTTAACATTTTCGGTACCACGAAACGCTTTACCAGTGAGCGACATGCGCTCATAGTCGCCATGTTTTTCGCACACTACGGTGTGGACTTCGCCTGACTCCCAACTTCCCCACTGCCACGGTTTTTTATGTTCTACAGCGAACGCCAGTTCCTCGCGAAGTCCTTCGCGTTTCGCCAGTAGTGAATCCCTTTCTTCGCGTTGTTTGATGTTTAGCATTGTGTTTCCCCTTGTCACCAGTTGCAGTCTGTTTGTCCGTAATCCTGTTCACTGAAGCCAGATACCGGAAGCACATTGCGACGCCCACCTCCGGGAGCTGATGGAGTTTGCCAGGCTTCTTCGAAATGGCGATCGGGCCCAAAGAACGTTGCCGCCTGTTTGACGTATTCAGTACCAAGCTTGCCCGTCGTGCGGATGTAGGCCGCGTAGCGCTGCACGCCCGCCAGCAGCTCTGATGCCGTAGCGCCGTCGGCGATGCGAGCCTTCCAGTGTTTGTAAGCCGTTGCTTTCGGATTGCCACCAGCGCGTTTTGGGTATGCTTGCCAGGCGGCTTCGAACTCTGGAGAGTATTCCTGTCGCGCTGCTGGTTTCGTACCACTGGTTTTTCCAGATGATTTACCACTTCCGGAAATGGCTGTCGGTGTAGCGGCGCCAGCCGATGCACCAAGAGTGTTTTTAATCTCTGTAGTAGTCTTTGTTGTAGTAACCATTAGAGAGCGGGCGTTTTTCCCCTCATCCATCGGTGCATCCTGCACTTGTCGATCAGGGCAACTTGCCCCGTTCGATGAGGGCACCTGTTCCGCATCATTAAGCAACTCGCAATCATGATTGATGGTGTAGTAATTTGTCCGGTCATGTAGGGACTTATTGAGCTGCTCAACATCGAGACATCCCTGTTTGACGAGTGATGTAAAAGCGCGTTTAACTGTATCTGCTGACCAGAACGGGAATTGTTTTACCCACGACTCATAGCTGTTGAACACCCAGCGGCGACCAGCATGGATAACTCCCTGCTCTTTGTCGTTAATCCAGTAGTTAACCTGCTGCAATACGATCGCTTCGTTCAGACCGATGCGCATAGCAAGTTCAGGGTTGATGACCAGAGGGCGAAAATTAAAAAGCATGCTCATGCTGCACCCGCTAACTCAGTATCGTGAGTAAACTTGCCATCCCAGCGCTTCTTCATCGGAAGATGCCCCTTGAGATAGTGTCGATAAATCCATACCGCGCCTTTGCGCAGCAGGATTGGCTTGAAGGTGTCGCGCATCTCACCGTCGTCCTGTTCCACCTGCCCTGGCCGTTCGGTGAGGTATTGATCACGCGCATAGTGATGAACCCGCCACAGTGGACGCCTGGCCTTTGGCTGGTCGTCGTAAAGCCAGTTATGATCAGCCAGAAACGCGTTAACCTGCTGGACGTTGACGCCGTTCAGTTGCTTACAGAACTGGCAAGGGGACATTCCCGGTTGGAACAGGTTTTCCAGGTGTTCGATGTACTGCGCCTGACGGTGAACGTATCCGATAGCTTTGTTCTTCGCTTCATACTCGTCCGCCCATGCGCGCGCAGCAGCCGCCGGGTCGTTGAAGTCTGGCAGACTGCTGCTGACTGGCGCCAGCTTGCCGGTACGGAAGTCGAGAAAGGTCTGGTTAACCTGCAAACGAAACGACGGTGAGATCCACCCGGCGTACTCGATGGCCAGCAGTTCGTGGGCGAACGTGCCCGGCGCAATGCCGCCATTCACGGTGTCGATTGGTTTTTGAGCAGAGTGTAAATTTACATTCTGGTTCTCTTTCAATAAATTACGCTTAAGCTCTTCAATGAGTTCTTTCGTGCTTTTTCGGCGTAACCATTGGCTCGGAGATTTATCCTCACCCGCTCCGCTCGCCTTGTGCAAAGCGTTCAGGTTAAATCGCCCGGCGGCATCCGTCGTGATTTCAACGCCTGCAATAACAGGCAGGCTTTCAACATTAATGCTTGAAACGTTCGGATGTTTATTGGTATTGTTTTTCATGGAATGATTCCTCGCAGTATTATTCCGCAGATATGCAAACGAAGTCAGAACAGGCCGGGTTGGCGCTCTCCGTTCCTTCCCGGCCTTTTCTTTGCCTTGCGTTCTGCTGTTGTCGTCTGCCCAATAGCCCACTGTCGCGCACGGAAAAGACAATCAGCGAACATGCTTCCCTTCCGGCTGGACTGAGAGCATCGCCGGTAATAATCAACACCATGCTCTGCCCCCCCCCCTGGCGACTTCTGCCGGAAAACCTTCGCCAGCCAGCGCCTCGGTGATGTGCTTTTTGATGAATTCTTCCGGTGACATGTCAAGCCTTTACTGATGGGTGAGGGAAAATTTCTTCGATAAACACCTTCCGGTCTGACGTACTCAAAGCGGATGCGATGAGATGGCATGTCTCAATATCTGGAACTCTCCGACCAGATTCGTAGTGACAAATGGAGCTTTGTGTATGGCCTATGCTCTTCGCCAGCTCGCATTGAGTTAACCCACTGGCAATACGCATATTTTTAAGATTACTCATTTTAATCCCCCGTTACTCAAGGAGATATTACACATTGTATTTGAAATCAGCAAGAAAATATTACATTATGTGCATTGAAACTTTATCACATACTGTAATATTATGAGCCTATGAAAACAGAATGGTATGAACTGGCTAAAGCCAGAATGTCTGAAGTGGGGGTTACGCAGGCCCAACTTTCAGAGGAATTGGGTGTTACACAAGGTGCTTTGAGCCACTGGCTTAACGGCAGGAGATCGGCTTCGCTTGCTGAAATAGGTTCGATTTTTCGAATCCTTGGCATTGTTGGTGCAACCCTCAACATAGATGGTTCATTCACCATCGGACCAGAGCAATTCTCGGCACCTCCTAAACCTCATTATGAATATCCTGTTTTCTCTCACGTTCAGGCAGGTATGTTTTCTCCAGAGTTCAGAACCTTTACAGAACGCGATGCAGAAGGCTGGGTCAGTACAACCAAAAAAGCCAGTGAACATGCATTCTGGCTTGAGGTTGATGGACACTCCATGACAGCCCCAACCGGCTCAAGACCAAGCTTCCCAGCCGGAATGCTCATTCTTGTTGACCCTGAAGAACCAGTTGATCCTGGAGATTTCTGTATCGCCAGACTTGGCGGGGATGAATTCACTTTTAAGAAATTGATTAAAGATAGTGGACAGGTCTTTCTTCAGCCGTTAAACCCACAGTTTCCAATGATACCCTGCAACGAGCATTGCAGAGTCGTTGGCAAGGTGGTCGCATCACAATGGCCTGAAGAGACATTCGGATAAAACATTCTGTAAAATACTCACTCCCGGCTTATGCCGGGATTTTTTTGTCTGAATATCAATACCACTAATTAAATACACTTTGAAATCAAACGCTTTCAATTAATAATCAAATTTTATTTCATTTTGTATAGACATAGTCAATTACGTTTTGTAATATCACTTCATCGGCAAATTACGGAGCCAATGAGATGAACATAACCTCCCAACCAAACCCAGCAAGCCAGGAATTTGATATTCACGCCAAGCTTAGATCAGCTAATTCGCACTGGCCTTATTGCTATGCTGTCCAGCATTTCGAGAAAGAATTTAATTACCAATTTAATACAAGTTTTGTTGACGAAATGGAGTTCGCTGTTTACGAACGTATCGATAATTATTTCGTTTTGGTTGATTTCTTTAAGTCATACGATGAAGCATGTGATGATGCTAAAAAAATCATTGATGACCACCCTGATCTTAAAAAAATGTTCCCTGCTATTTAATTAAACCATTAATTAACAAAAAACATCATAAATAACACCTTAACCGGTGGGGAACAACTCACCCTGAGGAAATGCAGATGAATATTACCGTCAAAAGTGAAGTCTTAAATAACAAGAGCCATTCAGTTAATCAGGATGACGACATTCTTTATATAAACAAGGCACACAAAACAGCAGAGTGCGCCAATAAATACGCGCATGAGCTACGTACAGAGTTTTTCCAGTTACTTATGCCCGCAATCACACGCACTGATGTGAAGGTAGCAGGAAGATTCACCTCGTTACTTAATGAGCTTTGCTTCATGACCCAAATGACCATGGAGAACACCTCAAAAAAAGGGGGGGCAATAATGACGTTTCTGAAAGATAAAGCAGCACACAACACAGCAAAACTTTTTGCCTCTTATGGAAATAGTTATCTGCATATTGCAAACCTTTTTCTGCGCAAGGCTTACGGGCGGTAATGACAATGAAAAACAACACCATTGAAATTTATCGCCGCCGCATTGCTATTGCGACATTAAACCGAATGAAGCGCAAGACAGGAGGTTATTGTCTCTCCGTAAATATGCCCGATGACAATATTCAGGTTATCGAGATTAACGAAGAATCAATGCTGAAACTTTTGCTGCGCTTCGAAAAACAGGCTCGGACTGAATTCAACACAGAAGCGGAAACATTTCTTCGCCAGACGTATATGAAAAGCGTCGATATCAATGGACACACCGAATATCTGACCGAAACCGGAAAGATGATTGTTGACGAGATTTTTGCGGAGTTAATTAAACACGCGAAAGAGAAATACGTATGTGGAGGAATTAACTGATGACCTCACAACAAATAATTATGCCCGGGATTCAGATCCCCCCCCAGTCCTCAACCCTCAACGTGGATCTGCACGTCCTTCCGGACTTCACCGGGCGTGTTGTTCTTTATATCGAAAACGGCCGTGTTACATGCGATCGCCGGCTTTTTGAAGATGAGCATATTTGCGCTCTGGACACTTTTATCAAAATGGCTCCCCCCCCCCGGGGCCCGCCCGGCCCGCCGCTCGCGGGACGGGCGCGTGTACCCTAG